CTTTATCTTGAACGTTTTGTGCAACAACTAAACCAGCTGCTGTAGTCAACACACTAAGCAATACACTACGGGTTGTGCCAGCTTCAAAAGCTTTAACAATAGCTATAGCGAAGATTCCCGTAAACGTTGCAATAAAGGGAATTTGCCAATCACTAGGTAAAGCGTTAATAATATCATGTCCAAGTGGTCTATCTTCAGAATTTCTAAAAGTACCTCTACCAACTTTAGCATTAGTATCAATAACGGTACCAAATACTTTACCAGGAGTTGTGTCTTGAATACCTAAAACTTGCTTCACTGTTCTTACTAGTGTTGAACTACTAAAGTTTTGTTGCATTTGACTAAAAGTCAATTTTAACCACTTAACAATATTTTCAGCAGCTGTAATCCAACGACTTGTGAAAGAATTCTCAGATGTAATTCCTGTAGCTTGGGTATCAGAAACTCCCGTACCGCTAGCTTTAATTTTATTTAAATAATTTAAACCAACAATACCAGCACCAATAGCTGTTACAATCCCAAGAATAGGAAGTAATGCACTTCTGAATTTACCAACTGCAGCAATTGCTCCTGTAAATACTGTAGCAATATTAAGACCACCAAAAGAAGCATTAACCTTCTTTGCAAAATCTAATACAGAGGCTAAAGGGCTACCAGCAAGTTTCTTCAACCAGTTACCAACACCTTCGACCAAATCAGGAATCCAAGAATGTCCAATAACTTCATCATATAACCAAAAGAACCATCTTTCAGCCTTGATTGCCCAACTCTTAAGATAGTTTAATGCTACATCTAAGCCAGGAAATACAGCCTTAACATCAATCACGGGCATGTTAGCTTTTAGATTTTCAAAAATATTTAATACTTTTGAAGCAAGCATGTCAAACGCTGTGTTTAAACCTGCAATTACTCGTTTGCCAAAATCTGTCGATGCAAAACTATCGTATAATGATTTAGCAACAGATGCTGAAACAGCTGCAGCTGACGTACCCCATACAAGCAAATCATTAGATAGTTTTACTAAGGTAGGTTTCCAAACTTTATATGTCTCTTCTGCGCTAGCTACAATATCTTCTGAAAACTTAGTAAAAGCATCAGAAAGTTCAGTAAACAAGATAACACCATCTAGTACAAAACCAACAATACTAGATCTAGCAATCGCCATATTTAGCTTGAAGTTGTTTGCAAAATTAACAATACCAATTGCAAAGTCATTGATACCTTTAGCTAATGAACTTGAAGAGCTTGAAAATTCTTCCCTTACTTTAGAAAATAAAATAACTAAAGCATTGTTTAAGTTTGTAAAAGCACCAGCATAAGTAATACCCATTTTGTCAAAGTTAGCATTTACCTTATCCTGTTGAGATAGCAATGCTTTGAAAACTTTAGCACTAGTGAGTTCACCTTCTTCACCGAGTTTACGCATTTTACCAATAGACACGCCAAGACCATCAGCAATAGCCATGGCAAGTGGAGGCGCATTCTCTAAAATAGAACGTAATTCATCACCTTGTAATCTACCAGATGCAAGAGCTTGACCTAACTGTTGAACAGCAGCTTGCGATTCTTGTAAACTAGCGCCAGAAGTAGCAATAGATTTTGATACTGCTTCTGTAAATTTAAAAATATCTTGTTGAGATGCACCAAAGCGCTTAGCTGATAGCGCCATTCTTGTGTATAAGTTTGACACATCAGAGATGCTTGCACGAGTGCCTACAGCAATTCGTTGAATTTCTTTAAAAGATTGTGTTAATTCTTTTTGACTATCAGTGACTAATCTTAATTTACTTTCTAAGTTAGTAAGTTCATCAGAATAATTTGTAAATACTCTGAATGTGCCATATGCAGCTAAACCTGCACCAATGGACTTTGTAAAATTTGAAATAGAAGCTGATACACCATCAGCACTCTGTTTAATACCTTCTACTGACTTTCTAAGTTTAGCAAGATCATCTTGTGCAGCTTTAGAGTCAGATACGGTTTTTAAAACGATCGTCATTTCTAACCTTTCTCAATTTTATACCCTGGCATCCAATATAAGGATCCAGGGTATAGGGCTAATTGCCTTGCTTTACTTCTACTATAGTTCCTATTGGAACTCCATATTTCAAAGCTACAGACTCAATAAATCTAGCAGGAGCTTGCTTAGAAGAACCTTGATTAAGATATTCGATATATTCAGTAGAATTCTCTACTGTTATACCATTTTCTTGTTCAATCATTTTCCAAGACTTTCTTGCTAAACCAGTATCAATAGGTGTTTTTACAATAAGTTCTTCCACCATAGTTTCTACTGTTTTACGAGTTTGTAACTTATTTGATGCTTTCATAAGTTTAGCTAATCTGGCAAACTCAGCATCAATACCTTCAAGTTTCATTTTAGCAGTCATTAAATATCTCCTAAATTTTCTAACTTATCACCTTTCTTAGCGGACAGCATTCTGCTAAACAGAGATGAGCCTTTAAGTGAAGCAACAGGGTCTTCTTTCTTAGGTCTTGATTCAATTGCTGCAATACTTGCAAATATTTCACCAGGTTTGCGCTTATCACCAAAAGTACGCATCATATACGCAGTTCTTAAGTCTTCACGCCAGCCAATAGGTCTTGTTTCAAAGTAATGAATCCATGCCAATAATTCATCATACGGCATTTCATTCATAAGCTTGTAAACAGGCATGCCTAAAGAAAGAGCTATCTCAAAAACGACAAACTCTTCTTCAGACAGTATTATTTTCCCGAGGTATCACCTGCGATACCTGAGAACTTCATGATTTCACCAGACAGCTTCGACAATTCATCCATAGGGAATGTATCGAAATCTTGGTCTGACAAATCAGAAGCACCTTCGACAGACATGCGAATGACTTTCTTGAGCAAATCAAAACCTGCCTTCTCATCAGACTCAGTGTTCTTTGCCATGGATTGAATTTCCATAACTTCAGCAACACTAAGTTTAGAAATCTTAACGTTTTCGTTAATAAATTTAACGTCCTTAGTCATCTTACGACCAACAAGACCTTTAATGCCTTTTTGTTCTGACATGTTATTCACCTTTGAAATTTTCGGAATGTGTAGATTGGAAGTCATCGAGTTGTTTCCTCATAGTGTGTAGAAATGCAAGGGTCTGGAAAACTTCCTTAGACTTGGCTTGATCGTCTGCAAACTCTGGAACACGCTCAAAAGTCTTCCTGATACTGATATCAATGCTTTTACGCATATGTTTTGCAGTGGTACGTAATACGTAACCCATGCTAAATGGTTTTAATGTATCTTCGGACATAATTATTCTTTAATAATATTAGGGACGCCAGCACCAGACTATTTCAGTTACTACTGGTTGGTGGCTAATCATTTAAGTATCCTTCACCAAGGGATACTCCCTAATAAGTGTTTACTGATTACTCAGTGAAAGCACCGAAGAACTCAGATTGAATAGACACGGTCACTGTAGCAGTGTTAGCATCGGTCAACTGAGGGTTAACTTGCAACGCTTCAATTTTACCAACCCAATAGTATTGGCTGTTAGCAACAGAACCGATACCTTGAGTAGCAGTGGCTTCACTAGAGTAAGCAATAGGTTCAGCGTTCATCAGAACGAAACGGAACACATATTGTTTACCATCACCCACAGCATCGCCCAGAATAGAACCAGCAGCCCAATCAGCAGGCACATAGTTCACTGTCAGTTCGATAGAAGGAGCATCAGCTTGACCTTGAATTTGTTGAGAAGTCTTCGAGCCATACACTGGCACGTTAACGATGTTCGGAGGAGTGCCCATAGAAGGGAATTCACGAACGTTTTTGATACGAGTAAACGTACCAGTAGCTTTAGTGCCACCAACAGATTGAATTTCATCAGCAAATAATGCTTGGAATTCAGTAGCAGTGTCTAAAGCAGAGAGTTGAGCGCTAGTCATTTGTGTCTGAGGCACGGCTACAGCCATGTCAGAGAACATACCAGCACCAATAGAGGTAATATGAGCCATTTGTTAAACTCCGTAGAAGTTGAAAGAGATTGTGTAGGAAGATCTGTAAAGTGTAGGATTATCTTTGTCAATACCTAAAGGTTGTAGCGAACTATTACCAAATTGAGTAGAGCCACCAGTAGTGGTTTTAAGAGTTTTTCCTACAAGATGCACATCCAATCCATCTGCTATTTCAGAGGTCATTCTTGGACCTGTGCCAGCTGGGACATATATATCTATGATCATTAAACCTGAAATAGATTTAATGTTTAAGCCGTTTCCGCTTGGAATGATAGAAACCCTTATGAATAAACTTTCAGGGCTTGTATCAACAAAGTTTGAAGGATAAATTTTTAAGTTTGGAATTAATGATAAATTATCATCAATTAACGCAAAAATGTCCTTTTCAAGATTAGTGTATTTACCCATGATTACACCTCTCTTACAATTTCAGCTTGAACAATATAACCATCAGACTTTAAAACATGGGATAGCTTCCAAGTCTGACCATTGAATATTAATCTGTCGGTAGTGTTTAACTGACCAATACCTTTAGCTTTCATCAAAACTTGTCGCGTAGTTGCGCTAGTTTCTTTATGATCGCGAGAATCTTCTACAACAATAATTTTTACGTTAATGTTTGTAGGAGCTACGCTTGCAACAGCTGTACCGAAATCAAACGATGTCGTATTAACTTTCTGTAATACAGCATTGATAGCTAAATCTTTCAACAGATTAAATGCTCTGTTTAAATTAATATCGATAAGATTTGTATAAGACATTAGTTAGCCCTCCACCAAGCATTAGAACCTGTATTAACCAATAAAGGTCTAAT